TTCACCTAATATCGTATGGCAGAAATTAACGTTCGAAGATCAGCAGCACCTGGACAGGATCTACGGCGCTAAAGACTGGCTTGAGGAAGTGGAACGGATACTCTACGCGGAATTCTCAAGTTCCAACCTTTACAAGGCGAGTTCGCAGATGATCGGCGACGCGGTATTGTACGGACACGGCTTAATGCTTATCGACGAAGTGCCGGAAGAAAACAAACTGCGATTTACCGCGATAAAAATACAGGAAGCATTTCTTGATAACGATGCGTATGAAAGGACTGACACTGTTTTCCGCAGATACAGTATGTCTCTCAGGAACGCTGCTGAATTCTTTGGTAAAGAAAATTTAAGCGAAACTCAGAAAGCCGATCTTGAACGCAACGACAATTTTAATAAAGAAATAACAATTATCCACGCGGTGTACAAGCGCGATGAGTTTGATGACAATTCAGATGACGCAAAGAATATGCCGTACGCGTCTGTTTATCTCGATGAAAGCGAAGACAGAATCTTGTTAGAATCGGGGTACAGGGAATTTCCGTACGCGGTTTTTATCTGGGAGCCGGTGACAGGCACGCCGTACGGAGAATCTCCTTCGATACAGGCTATGGTCGATATCCAGCTATTAAATAAACATGAAAGATCTTTACTTAAAATGTCCCAATTGGCGGTGGAGCCTCCTTACAATGTGCCGGAAACAATGCGCGGTCAGGAGAATGTAGTACCAAACGGATTCAATTATTACAGCAAACCTAACGAGATTTTACAACCGATAAATACTGCAGTTAATTTTCCGCTTTCTTATGATATGTACAGGCATATCGAAGACAGGGTGAAGGACTGGTTTATTGTCGACTTATTCCTTGCCTTGCAGCAGAAACAGGGAAAAATGACGGCAACGGAAGTGGTAGAGATGCAGGGAGAGAAAGCTTCGATGCTTTCCGATCTTGTAATCAATTTAAATTCCGCACTCACGAAAACTATACAGCGCAGCTTCAATCTTAAATGCCGGCAGGGAATGATTCCGTCTCCGCCCAGGGAACTTGTAGGGATAGGCGCGAAAATGAAAATCGATTTTATGGGTCCGTTGGCGCAGGCTCAAAAGAAATACCACGAATCCGGGGGTATACAGCACAGCCTTAATATTATCGCCGCGGTCGCCAATATCGCAGGACCTACGGCGCTTGATGTTGTCGATTTCGACGCGACTCTTAAACGCGGGCTTGAGGGCGCAGGTTTTCCGCAGGAAGCGATCCGCGAAGACAAGGATATCGAAGAGCTGCGCAGGCAGCGTGCCGAGATGCAGCAGGAGCAGCAGCAGCAGGCTATGGCGATGGAAACGCAGAAACAGCTCATGGGGAACGCTAACAAATTAAACGAACCTGTACACCCGGGATCTACCTTAGCGGAGCTAAATAATCAAATGGCAGGAGGATTATCGTGAAATATATTTTTACAATCATGTTCATCATTTGGGCATTAATTTTTATGAGATTTATGGATTAGGAAGATTTTAATGAAAGATAAAATTAACAATTTCTGGAATAACAAGAAATTAACGGATGAAGAAAAGAACGAAAAATTAATTGAAACGTGCCAAAGGGTATTCAGTACCGATGACGGAAAGATTGTACTCGGTATGCTTTTAACCGATTTACGTCTGTTTAAATACTCAAGTACAGATACGGAAAGAGAAAGAATATTAAACGACTATGCCAAATTTTTTATTCGGGAGCGGCTGGGAATAAGCGAGACAAAGTCATTGACAGATTTTATCGCACAAACAGCGTTTGAAACCGCCGTTTCCGGAGGAGGTAAATAATGTTGCGGAACCTTATTGGGGGAATGCAAGTAATGCTGGCGCCGGACGGCGCCGGAAGCGGATCGACGGAGGGAGGGACACCGGCACCCTCTAACGCCGATTTACTCAATGATGCCTTCGGTGTTAATACCGACGGAGGCAACGCCACTGCCGGCGCTGACGACAAGAAGCCTGCGGACAAACCTAAAGAAGGGGACAAGAACGCGGGGAGAAATGATCCCGGAAGCGGAGATTTAAAACTGTCTCCATGGGCGGAACAGCTGCCCGCGGAATACAGAAACAATCCTGAAACGGCTGCGAAGTTTGCCAAGTTTGCAAAGGTCGGGGATATGGCGAAAGCCTGGCTCGAGCTTGAAGGTAAACCGGCAGGCGTCGTTATTCCAGGTAAAGACGCGTCCGCGGAAGCGGTAGCGGAATTCTGGGAAAAACTCGGCAGACCCAAATCGGCGGACGGTTACAGTTTTGCGAAAGACGCAGAAAACGAAGGCGGAACCTTCGCGGAAGCGGCGTTCGCGGCGAATCTGTCCGAAGCGCAGGCGGCAGCGATGCTCAAGAACCTGAACGCCATCGGGGCCGCCAAGCAGAAAGCGTATCAGGAAAGCATGAAGCAGCGCAACGCCGAGACGGCGGCCGCGCTTGCCAAAGAGTACGGCTCAAAATACAAGGAAAACATGGAACTCTTGAAACGGGGACTGGTTGCCGCGGGTCCGAATACCGCGAAACTTGTCACAGAGGCAGGGCTTATGTTCGAGCCGGAGATTATCAAAGTCTTTGTTGCTTACGGGAAGGCGACCGCAGAAAGCGGTTTCGCCCGGGGTGACGGAGCGGGAGCCCGCATGGAATCCATATTGGACGGAGGCTCCTTTGAATACAGAAATTAAGGAGTTAATTTAATGCCTACATTAAACATGACAGATCAAATGACGGCTCTTGAATTAGCAAGGCGCGCGAACGCGCCCGAGCCGTTCAAAATCATCGAACTGATGAAATTGAAAAACGAAATGCTAATCGATATCCCGGCTTGCGAATGTAACTCGGGGACAATTCACAAAACCACGCAGCGCACTATCGGGAAAGCCGGAGAGCATCGCATTTATAATCAGGGTGTCGGAACGTTCGCGACTCAAACCAAGCTGATTGAAGACCACACTACCATTCTTGACGCTTATTCAAGGGTTGACGAAAAAATGCTCCAGCATTCCGGTAACAGAAACGCGGCAAGGAATTCGGAAGCTGTCGGTATCATCAAAGGCATGGGGCTTACCCAGGCCGAAATGATTGTTAACGCGGACAAAACCAAAGCCTGCGAGTTTGACGGACTTAAGGTACGTCGGGCTAAAGTTGACAATAAGCTCGTTTTTTCCGCGGGCGGTACAGGGAGCGAACTGACAAGCATTTACATCATCGCTTCAGGTCCCGATTTGTTCCACTTCCTTTATCCGCAGGGCTCAAAGAGCGTCGGTGTGGAACGGCAGGATCTTGGCGTTATGCACGTACCTGAAAAAGACAAGCCGGAAAAAACACTGCCGATGGCGGTGGACTATTTCACGGCTCAGTACGGCATCTGCGTGCGCGACCCGACTGCTTTAATCCGCATCTGTAATATCCCGAAAAACATCACGGGCGACGCGCTTATCGATCTCATTATCGAAGCGAGCTACAAGATGGCGCAGGGAGCCACTACTTACTCCATGTACTCAAACGATTCGATTCTTATCAAACTCGACAAAGCCTCAAGCGGCAAAGCAAACGTAGTTCATACGCAGGAAGATCCCTGGGGCAAGCCGATCACCCATGTGCGCAACATCCGTTGCAGGCAGATGGATGTAATCCTCAACGACGAAAGCGTAGTTCCGGCTGCGTAAGGAAAGGAGAAAAAAGAATATGATTGGTTTTTCTTATGACAAATTAAACGACTTCGGTACCCTTTCCGCCGCAGGGGATTTTCCGAACACCATCAACATGGGCGAAGCATCAGCCGAGCGCATGACTGTCGACCTTAAGCAGCCTGAAGGCGCCGTCACAGGCGGACCCGTGACGCTTACTATCAAGGGCAGCGACAGCGAAAGCGGTACCTACGCGGCAATCGTGACAAGCGGTTCTGTAACTCTTGACATGATCAAAGAAGGCTACGGCCTGCCTGTTCCTAAAACCAAATACAAGTTCCTGAGGGTTGCGATCACGGGAACGTTTACCGGTAAGGTCCAGGCGATTATCAATACTTACCTGGGTAAGTAGGGGGAAATAAAAAAGAAAAATATTTTTCTTTTTTATCGAATTTATTGTTTGACTACCGGAAGTCTTTTATAAGGTGTACGGTAAATATTTTTAGGAGGGGTGATATGAAAAAGTTGTTTTTTCTATTACTGATGATCACCGTTCTGTTCTGTCCCTTGTGGGCACAGGAAACGGAAGGCGGAGGCGGTACTCAGGGAGTAATTCTTGAGACTGCAATGTTCGGAAACTGTACGGATAACTGTACAGTTAACCCGGATACGGTTTTGGCATTTGATGCCAATTTGATGACGAATGAAACTTATTCCGGAATGTTTAAAGAAGAAACGCTGACGGATAAGCCGTGTTTGGTTTCATTTGAAACAAATTACGTTTACGAGATGATTTTTGTCACATATACGGACAAAGCATTTACAGGAGGCCTACCCCTTCGGGGTGCTTGAAAATTGAAAGCAGGCTAACTTTCAAAAACCCTATGCGGCGCCGCATACAACTGCCGTCGGCAGCGCGGCGCCGCTTATATTCAAGCAAGGATAGTTATATGACGAGATATTCGGATTTGGCAAACTGTGTGGAAGTTGACGGTAAATATTATTGGTATGACGATAAAACAAATGTCATTTATTTAGTCGAAACGAAACTGACCCCGATTGAAATACCCGCGGACAAAATATATTTTATCAGGAAAGTTCTCGAAGGGAGTATTTAAAACCCATGAATATGAACCTTGATATCGTTAACCGCGCTTTATACGCTGCCGGACAGGACATGATAGAAGCGGACGATCTGAAAAAGATTGGCGATAATACGGACGAATCATCAGAGGAAAGCAAAAAGAAAAGCGCGGTTTACAAACTATGTAAATCGTACTACCTCGCTACTTTCCTTGAAGCGCTGTCTGAAGCTGAATGGTTAGGCGGAAGGAAACGCGCCGGGCTGATGCGTACAGGCAGACCCGTTTTAACAAACCGGAAGTACTCCTTCGCGTACGATATGCCCTACGACTGCGCAAAACCGATTGAACTTCAGGATAACGAATACTTTATTGTCGAGGACAGGCTGATACTGACAGACGTGCCTGACGCGGAGCTGCTGTACGTTTCCAACGGCAAGGTGTTAAAACCTATCGCGGCAGCCGTTATGAAACCCGGTATGATACCGGAGAGCGAATACTTCTCTGCAGGAAAGCCGGGCGACCTTCCCGATTATACGCTTCATCCGGGAAGACCCGCCGATTTGCCTCATGTAAAAAACGGTACGTGGCGGGTTAATCAGAAAGACACCGGTATACCGGATACGGAGCCGCCGCCTGAAATCCCTGACGACCCGAAACCGGTTACGGACTATCCGGATTATATCGAACTTAATTACGAGCCCAAGTTTTTCGAGTATATCGAGAAAAAACTCGCGTCGAAATTCGCGATGAAATTATCAGAGCAGCCGCAGCTGCGTAACCAATTGCTGCAGGAGGCGCTGCTTGTCAAACAGGAAGCCGTTGACGCCAGCAGGGCGTCAAGAGCCGCCAAGAGAAAGCCGACTGAGTTGTGGGAAGACGAGCTGGGATTGGGGTAAGGTATGTTAATAACAAATTTTTCGGCGGGGGAACTTTCTAAAAACTTATACGGAAGAACCGATATTCCCCAGTATTATAGCGGCGCTTCTAAACTTGAAAACTTCGACGTTATTCCTACAGGCGGGATAAAACGCCGAGGCGGAACAAAATTAGTAGAACAGCTTACAGAAGGCGAAGGCAGGATCATTCCCTTTATTGTAAACAGGGATTCGAGCTTTTTGCTTTACTTGACCCCGGAAAAAACGTCCGAAGAAACGGAGAAAATATTAGTGCCCGCGAAAATCACCGTGTTCAGATTAGAAAAAGACAAAGAAATAGAAAAAAAAGAATTTAATAGTAATGAAAATTTAAAACTCTATAAGAGTATAAACGAAATAAATGATGTTCAGTACGCACAAAACTTTGATACTATGGTTTTGGTTCACGAGAATTATCCGCCGCTTGAGGTTAAACTGGAAAATAACACGCTGAATATAAAAACATTTGCCGTCAGTTACGAAGTGTCCGTCAGTGAAAACGGCGGTATAATAAATACCGTTTTAGGTGATAACGACGACGTTTATTATAAAGACAAACTGTTAAAAAGCGAAGGTAATTACCCGAGGGCCGCCGTATTTTATAACGGCCGCTTAATATTCGCCGGAACCAGAAACAACCCCCAGCGGATCTTTGCCAGCACGTCGGGCGGTATCCATAATTTTTCCACATATAAAAAATTTTTGACGGAGGAAAGGGAATATATTACGGTGCATGCAAATATAATAGGGGGCGGAAAATTAGAATTAAAATCCCCTGACATACCAATTAAATTTGTAAAACCAATAAACGAATATTATGTGGATTCCATTCACTTTCCCAAAGGGGCGAGAATATCAAATTTAATCGGCCAGACGATAGAAATAAAACTTAACGAAGAAAGCGGGGGGGTAGATAGTAAAGAGACGGCCCCCCCCGTACTCGAAATAGAACCGGGATACGAAGGCCCTTTGTTTATAAGAAGCAGGATTGAAGGCGAAATAAAAGCAAAATTAGACTGTTACAATACGGCGGAAAAAAAACAAAATGTGGAGAGCGTTTCTTCCGTAAAAGGATGGTATGAGAACAGGGAAAAAGTCGGAAATTTAACAATAAGATTCGAAACTAAAAACGCCGGTTTTAATAACGATACGACTGTCCACAGATACGAGTACGAATATTATATTTGTTACGGCGTAAACAATATTCAAACCGTAATGAGGCAACGGTACGGGAAATCCGGCGGTTGGGAAAGCTGGATTTACTATATCGACGAATTTAAAATCGGTGGGGACAATCAAATTGTAAAGAAGTATAAAGATGACGAAGGCGGCTTAAAACAGCTTATAAAAAATTTTATAAATTTGCGGGTAAGAGTTTTACATGACGAATACGAGGACGGATACAAAGAATGGTCAGACGATCTCGTTAATACAAACGGTTTGTTCGATACTTACGATAACGGCTCTTTCCCGTTCCCGCTCCCGCAACCGACGTTGGATAAAATAGCGGATTACATGCACGGTAAAATATTCGAAACGATGGAATATCATTTTCATTCGGATTCGGAAATCAAAGAAGGCGTTTACAGTTATGAAAACATGCATTACGACATACCGGGGAATTATTATTACGATATTTTGCCGTTTTTAAAGGCGACGGAAAACGTGTACGTTTCATTCTACACAAAAAAAATAATTGAAGACCGTTACCCTACCCCAGACTGCGGATTTACTTTTGAAATAGCGTCGGACATGAACGACGCCATCCAATGGCTTGCCGTAAATAAAGGCCTCATTGTAGGGACTGAAACCGGCGAGTGGATAATACCGCCCGGAGTGCATGCTACAAACGTGCAGGCTACGTTAAACAGCCGTTACGGCAGTGACAAGATACAGGGGACTGCTATAGGCGATGCTACATGTTTCTTTCAAACGGGGAAAAAATCTCTTGTGGAGTACTATATTCCCCAGCAGGATAACAATTTCCGCGCTAACAATATGGCGATGCTTTCAGACGATATGCTGAGGGAATCCCCGGCCGTTGATTTTGATTACACGACTTCCCCGTATACAAAACTGATTATTACGCGCGAAGACGGACAGGCGGTTACGCTTCTCTATGAACGCGGTACAGGAACTTTCGCATGGAGCAGGCTTATTACAAACGGAAAGATTAAGAGCGCCGCGGTTATACCGGGTTCAGACGGGTACGACGAAATATACATGCTGGTTGAACGTAACGATCTTCATTACCTGGAAGTATTAAAGGAAACAGCAGATGTATACCTTGACGGTTACAAACCATGGACGGGCGACAGGACAGGCTACAGCGACGCGGCGGTTGTCTTTTTTGAAGAGGAACAGCGTGTTGANTTGGCGAAAACCAAGGATCTTCCGAAAGCGGCGGGCAAAGCATGGATTGGCTACAAATATACAAGCCGTGTTGTAAGCATGCCGATTCTCGCGAATAACAGCATGAAGCCGAATAATGTTAAAAACATTTTTATCCGTTTCCTTGATAGTTTCATGCCTAAACTGAAAGCGCTCCCTAACGGGTCCGAGGACGAATTTAATGTCGTTGAGCCGTACACGGGCGTAAAGAAAACGATGTTTCCGGGTTCGTGGGATACGGACGTTAGATTCGAACTTTATTACAGCGGCCCGAAACAATGCAAAATATTAGCGATAAATACGGAGGTGAATTAATGTGGTGGATGGCATTAATAGGAGCTGCCGCAGGGATAGCTTCGACAGCGATAAATAAAAAAAGAAACCGCGAAGAGCTTGAACGCCAGAAAAAACTGGCTAAAGAAAAGTATAAATTAGACAAACAGTACAGCGACAACCTTTACTCTTTGCAGAAAAACGAGGCGCTTGACCAGCTCGGTATTCAACAAGATAACCTTGATACCCAGCTCGGACTGTCTGTTGACGATTACAACACTTCCCTGCTGGCGCAGGCCTTCGGGATTCAGGGCGCGAGGATAGAAAACGCTTCCGGCATAGGCGCTTCCCTTGCCGCCGAGGGCGCCAGCGGGACGCGGGGGAACGCTTCCAACGAGATGATCCGTGCGTACGCTGCACAGGGTCTTGAACGGAATATTGAGCTTCAGGACAGGCAGAACAGCGGTAATCTTAACCGCATGACAACGGGCGCCAATATCGCAGCCGCCGCCATCGAGCGGGAGAAAGCCTCATGGATGAACGGCGGGTACAGGTACAACGAAAAGGCTCTTAAGGACAGTTACAACAGAAGCATGTACGATCTGGGGGTGAAAGAGTTCGATTACCAGATTACATCTATGAATAACCCCTTTGACAACTTTTTAGATTACAGCGCCGGCATGCTGTCGGGAGCGAATTCGGGGATGCAATGGGGGAAATCAATCGAAGATTGGAAAAGGGATTATAACAAACCGACTTAAGGAGTGTGAAAATGCAAAGATCAGTAACGCCGTTAGATGTTTTTAACGAGGCCNCAAGATTTTCTCAGGGTGTCATGGGATACTACACGGAGAAAAACAGGGAAGAAAACAACCTTCAATTAAAGGTTGACGGTGACAAATCAAAGAATGGGTTTGCCGATGTTGTCCGCGATAATCCGTACACGGGCGGCGATTTTAACGAATACCGTTTTAAATTGAAAGAAGAGTTTGATAAAGTCTTTAATAGCATAATAGGCGAAAGCGGTAATAACAGCCCATATTACAGGCAGATGATGGAACAGTCACGCAGGCAGTGGCACGTCGAAGCGGATAATACAGCACGCGTGAAAGCCGACCAATGGCGGACTGATAAAGAGCATATAAGCTGCAATGAAGACCAGGAACGGATTATCGAATCCGTTAGGCGGGGTGAAAGGACTCCCCAGCAGGGGATTGAAGCGTGCAGGGACAGGGCTAATCTTTCCGGGACTATCCGTCCGCTTTCATTCCAGGAAAGATACGTCATGGACGAGGCGAGCAAAATATTAACTCATCAAACGCTTTTGTCGGAAAGATTAAAAAACGAACGCGACCCTACCAGACTGCGCGGTATATTGGCGGG